TGAAAACCGGCGACGACGCTAGCGTGTGTGGTGATTGTCCATTGCGGCCGATTAACAAAGGCGCCTTTGTTAATCGGCCGCAATGGACAATCACCACACACGCTAGCGTCGTCGCCGGTTTTCAGCGCCTTATTCGGGGCAATATCCCGGCACATAATAAACGTTTGCACCATTGCCCCGGTTTTAGAATTATTGCTTGCGTCGGCAATGCGGCAGGCAATCGCGATAATTGGCGCGCCATCAATTTTGGACGGACCGTCATACAGAACAACGCCGGCATAATCCTTGCGTTTCAAGGCGCGACGCAATCCTTCAATTGTTTTGATCATCGTTTTCCTCCCGACGTCAACGCATTCTTACGATGATAAAATGGGATCGGAGCGTATGGACCGCGAAGCTCCACGTCGTACCGTTCACAATATCGCTTCAACCACGTAATGCGTTTATTCCATGAGAGCTCAGTCGACCGGCTCGTACTGCTTTTCCCGAACAGCAGCATACGTGCGGCTGGTCTGTGATGGAGTAGTGCTGCCAAAACTTTATTATGCGCTTTACACCACTCCGCGTCTGCGAGATTTATCTCAGAATCTAGGCGTGAGCGGGAGAGAATGTGGATAGGTGTACGTTTTTTTTTGATAATATCCAAACACTCTTCAATGTTTCTCATATTTTTTCCTCCCTACCAAGATGCCTCGTAATAAACCGAGCGTTCGAACGGATTCTTTTTGCCGGCTTCTAGCCATTTGATGGCTTCCTCCATTTGATTGGCGTATTCTTCAGATTGCTCCTTTTCTTCCTTGTCAATCTTTTCATTACCAAAGAAAAATCCTTCAGTTTCGGGCAGATCATCATCGCGAAGAGCTTTAGCAATTTGACGCAAAGCATCTGTGCTAAGTTCTATTTTTCGGCAGTCGTCTACACCATCTGCGAAAGTGTTGACGATAAAACCGTGAAGTCTGCGATGCTTTCTCCAATAGCCAAGAGACACTTCTATACTATTGATAGGGTGATCATCTTCCTTGCGAATTGGTTTATCGCGTTGCCAGTGACCGCCTATAAACTTGCTGCCCGTCATATACATATCTAAACCCATAGCGTCCTCCATTAGGTGGTTTCACGTCAAAAGCCGGCACGACGGCCGGCTGATGAGCGGAACTATTTTGCTGACTTTAAAAACGCTCGTTGAGTGCGGCTACGAGGCGCGGCGGCAGGTAGTCGCCCGGATCATCATAGCCAACTTTGATCTCGTCTTCTTTCATCAGCTGGTTGTTATCCTGATCAAAAATCTGACTGATCATGTAGTTGTGGAGAAACCAGTTTTCAGTTTTAACAACATAACCCAGCGATCGAATAAAATCCGCCACCAAGTCTGTATGGTTAGCATCGTCGCCGTCGCCGAACCCAAACTTGTCAAACGCGTCTCTCCATGAAAAATCTGACATTCGCTACTCCTTGCTGTTATCTTTTGTGGGGATTTGTCCGGACGCTCCGCAGCGTTCACATGGCCAGATCTCGAAAACTTGCTCCACAGTCCAGCCGTCCAACGAAACGGTCTCTCTTTCATTCTTATCGATTGTGCCGCGGCCGCCACAATCTGGACAATTGGTCGTCATGGTTCAGTCCTCCTCTTCTTTAAATTTATATCCGGCTTTCTCTATGAAATCCCTTGCAGACTCTTCTGTGGCATCAGCCACGTCAGGACTCCAATCCTCTTTTTCATCAAGCTCTGGATCTCGCCATCCAAGACTCTCAGCAAATTCGAGAACGTGACCAAAGCTATAAAATCCGTCTTCGTCGGGGAGAAAAAACTTTTTGTCTAACATTTCGCTGATCCTTTTTCTGCAGCGAGCTGGTCCTCAAACCATGACCATGTAAGCTCGTAGGCGTAATCCCAGTTGTGAAAACAGCCGTGATCGATCTCTTGACCGGCAATTTTCCTCACCAGATCATCATCGCTCGCGTCGAAATCGAAATCTAAAACTAGTTGGTCCATTGTTCTCTTTGCCTCCGAATTTAATTAAAACGAAACTAAACGCAATCTAAACAATGGTAGTAATAGATCAGTTTGATGTAATTGTCCACCTCTACTTTATTGTTGTGGTTATAGAGTTGTTTAAATAAAGTTGTCATCCCGACAATCGAAGACAATCACAGCCGAAAAATACCGATACCAGGGGAGGGATTAAAATACATGACCGAACTACCTACTCCACCCGCGGGACCAGAGCTGGATCTGAGACACTTTCCGTGGATGAGGATCGATATCACCAGACTCAAGAACAGCAACACTTGGATCAAGGCGCGGCCGCATCCAGCCGCTCGCGGCGTAATGCTTTCACTGTGGGTTGCGGCATGGCATCAAGTGCCGGCCGGATCCCTGCCGAACGATGATGATTTGATCCGTCACTTCGCAGACGTGCCAGCAGACACTTTCAAGGTAGTCCGCGAGCTCGCGATGTCAGGCTTCATTCTGCACTCAGACGACCGGTTTTATCACCCCGTTTTGGTCGAAATCGCCATTGAAAGTTTGATGACATCGCTCACTCGAAAATCTCAGGCGAAGAAAGCCGCAACAAAACGATGGGATGACTATCGGGCGAAGAATCGAAAAGGCAACAAAACAGCGGCTGATGCTGATGGTGATGCTACGGCATATCGCGACGTAGTGCTCGAGCATATGCGTCCGGATGATGTGTTTGATGCAATAGTAGAGGAGAGTAGAGGAGAGGATAGGAGAGTCTCACGCGCGCCCGCGCGACCACCAAAATCAATCGAAATAATGGATAACATTTTTGATGAATTTGCATGGCATGGCGTGATGTCACTGCAAAACGCGAGTATGATCCAAACGTGGTTAAATGAGGGCTCAACTGAAACCGAAATACTTGACACAGTTATTGCTGTCACTCGCCGCAAACGTGAGCGAGATCCCAACTGGTCACCCGGATCATGGTCATACTTCACCGGGCCCATGAGGGCATCCAGACAATCAACGTCGCCAGACGACCACTCTCGACAGCATATCGAGGACATGCAGACGGCCGTTAGGCTTAAGGCGTTCGCCGCGACTGGTACGTGGCTGGACGGATGGGGTCCTAAACCTAAACCGACTAACCCGAAAGTGATATCATAAATTCCCAGCGGATTACTATATGGGGTAAACCAATGAACACTCGACACACTAGAAAACTTCTAAGTCCATGTAATCAATCGCATCGGATCTCGCATAACCTTTATTATGGAAAATCAGTCAGATTCGTCGTGGGTCCACTGGAACGGAAAAAAGAAGTGAACACCCATGGCGAGATCTCAGCGGGACTCCGGTGTGCTATATAGAGCACCATTCCGCTCTTGTCACAGCAGATTATGGTAAAAAAAATTAAAAAAATTTTAAAAAATTTATCGGAGATTGATTTGGAAAACGAGCTTTTAATGCTAAAGCTGCTTTTGGCTCGTTATGAGCAGCCTGAATCTTTGGATATTGTTCAGTTGCCGCGGGTACAGGCGATACGGATTCTTGAGCTGGCTATTTCAGCGACGGAAAGGAAGCTCGCTGAAAAGCGGGCTGGGCCGAGTGGCCCGGATTATTTATCTTTAATAAACTGAAGGAATATTTTATGGCTAAAAGTCCTGCCCAAATTGCGGATTGTGTTGAGCTGCGGATAAGTTTTGGTGAAGCGTCGGTTGATGTCAGGGGAAGCGAGGAGTTTGCTCAGATGGCTGTCGGCAAGTTTTACGATCAGTTGAGGCTGCCCCAGGCTGTCGCCGGCAAGGCTGTCAGTTATACCGAAGCGGAGCCGTCAGCTGATGTTGAGAGGGCTATAAATCTGGTGGAGCCTGAACCGGCGCCTCCGGCTGTGCAGATTGATGACAGCAGAGAATGGGGTGAGAGTGAGGATAAAAAACTATTTACGTGGCGTTTGGCGGATCAATCATTCGAGCGTATTGGGGAAGCACTGAAGCGTTCCGAGGATGCGGTCGGAAAGCGCTACCGGCTTCTTGAACAGCGGGCGCGGGAGGCTGACGGTCGTGGTTGATTTGCCTGCTGAAAAAAAGAGTGTTTCGAACGATCACTGGGGCAAATGTTTTAAGTGCGGTGAGCAGATGATCCAGGGGGGTGACCATGACGACCCGTTTCAGGAGTACGGCGATCACTCAATTGTTTCAAATTTTCACTGCCCTGCCTGCGATTCTGTTGCGTTTTTTTACTGGGACTGACCTGAGGAGAAAAAAATGACTGAAGGAACAGCGTTATGAAGCGGCCGGAGTGGCAGGTTTGCAGCAACTGCCTCTGCATGGTTGACGACGAATGCCGGTACAACCCGCCAAAACACGGCGTTGGCGCCGGTGCAGAAGGCCGCTACCCGAAAGTTCTGCCAAACGACTGGTGCCATGCCGGGTTTATTCCGACAGAAGAGGCGAAGCCGATCGCTGAAATAACGAAAGGCAGGCAATGATCAGATCACTGTGGACAGTCGACGAGGTCAAGCTGCGGCTGGGCGATGCCGCGAAAACCCTGAAAAGCCTCCCGTTGCCGCATCGCGGAAAGCCGCGCAGGGGGTATGGCTCCGGCTGGCCTGAAATTGTGCGCGATGCCAAGGAAGCCTACGGATGGTATCCCCAGCGTAACTTTTCTGTCGTGCCGCCTGCAAAAGAAATCGAAAAGATGGAAGAAACGTTAAAATGGCTGTTCTGGATCAGCAAAGAGGAGCTGCCGATCGTCTGGGCAAGGTCGTCAGGAATGACGTGGCGCAGGCTCGAGGATATTGACGGAAGGTCAAGGCCGACAATCAAGGCGATCTACGATCTGGGAGTTGCCACAATCCAGACCAACCTGAACCGGGAGACAGTTCATGCTGTGAACACAAAAAAATAATTGACACGTGTTTGACAAAAACCGTAGGCTCCTACGCTTATAAATCGGGCGTGGAGTCCCTGGCGGGGCACCGCCCTTTTTTATTGAATAAAAACAATGGGTTAGTATGGCAGAATCACGTACAGCAGACCGCAAGCGTCGGCCAAATGTGCCTGCCGATCTGGACGTTCAGGCCGAATGCCAGCGCTATGCAAGGAAAACTGTCGACAAGCTGAACGAGATAATTAACGGCGATAATCACAACGCCGCGGTATCGGCTTCCCGTGTGCTGCTCGAGTTTGCGCACGGCAAGCCTCAGTCTGCTGACAAGAAGCCCGTCAAGAACCGGCGAGTCAGTTTCAACATGGAACTGGCGCCGAGCCCTGACGAGGACGCCAGCACCCCGCCACCGCGGCTTGAAGACTACGAGGCGAGCGATGCCGGTAACGCCTGAACAGCCATTTAATGTTGTTTACAGGGCTTTGCCGACGATTTCGGATTTTCACCGGAACGACGATTTCATCCGCGGTGTCCGCGGCCCTTACGGTTCCGGCAAATCAACAGGCTGCTGCTGGGAAATATGGCGACGGGCAGCGGCTCAGAAGCCGGATGCAGAGGGCCGCCGGCGCACAAGGTTTTTGATTGTCCGCAACACTTACCGGGAGCTGCACGACACAACGCTGAAAACATGGCTGGAATGGTTTCGTGAGGATCTGATTGGCAATTTCAACCGCAGCCAGATGGCGCATAATATCGAATACACCATGGCCGACGGCACCACGGTGCAGACCGAGGTGCTGTTTCGCGCACTGGACAAGCCGAGCGATGTCAAGAAACTGCTGTCGCTGGAAATAACAGGAGCCTGGGTCAACGAGGCGCGGGAGGTTCCGAAAGGCGTGATAGACGCGCTTGCCGACCGCACCGGCCGGTTCCCCGCCGTCCGTGACGGCGGCTGCACATGGCGCGGCGTGTTTATGGACACCAACCCGCCGGACGATGATCACTGGTGGTACAGGATGGCCGAGGAGGAAAGGCCGGCAGGATGGAGCTTTTACACCCAGCCACCGGGCATTTTTGAAATTGGAAACCGCCATTACGTTATTAACCCTAAAGCCGAAAACCTAGAAAATCTGGAAAACGGCTACTACCAGACACGCTGGGCAGGGAAAAAACGCGATTACGTTCTTGTCCATTACGGCAATCAGTATGGATTTGTTCAGGAAGGCAAACCGGTGTATGCCGAGTATGTGGACACCGTCCACTGTTCGCAGGATATTATCGAGCCGATCCGCGGTCGAAAACTTTATGTCGGTATCGATTTTGGTTTGACGCCGGCGGCGACTTTCGCCCAGATGGATGTACTTGGGCGCTGGAATGTCATTGATGAAGTGGTTACCGAGGATATGGGTGCCATGCGTTTTGCCGACGTTCTCGGACCCAAGCTGAGAGGCGAGTACAAGGATTACGAGGTTGAGATTTATGGCGACCCGGCAGGCGATGACCGGGCGCAGACCGACGAGCGGACACCGATCAGTATTCTGCAGAGCCGAGGTGTGCCGGCCATGCCGGCGCCATCTAACGATCCGGTCATGCGCCACGCGGCACTCGAAGGTCCGCTACAGCGCATGATAGACGGCAAGCCGGGATTTATGATTTCGCCGAGGTGCAAGATTACGCGCAAAGGTCTGGCGGGCGGCTACCATTACAAGCGCGTGGAAGTAAAAGGCGAGGAGCGTTTTCAGGACAAACCACTGAAAAACAAATTTTCGCATCCCGTGGAAAGTCTCGAATACCTGCTGCTTGGGGCCGGTGAGGGTGATAACATAATTCCAAGCGGCCTCGGGTGGGATGAGGCCGTGAACGCACCTGATATACCAATGGTTTAGGAACAGGAATGCCGAATACTAAAATCAACGGCCACGGAAGCCAGCCACTCAGTCCTGGCGCCGCTGAAGCCAATGAGGATTATTACAAAAGCTCGCCGGAAGCGATGCTCCGTTCGGCGCTGGCTTCGATCGAAAAAGGTGATGTACTGTGTTCCAAGCTGTATATCGCCATGGAAGTACTGAACCCGAATGATCTTCGTGAGGTTGCTTATTCGGCATATCGTTCCGGGGCTACGACACTCGAGCACATTGGTCTGCTTGAAATGCACAAGTCCCTTATTCTCGATGAAAGGACTGGATAGTGGAAAACTTTAATCTCAGTGAAATGATACCGTGGGCTGATTTCAATACCGCCATGCGTCAGGCAAAGTCCATAAAGATCACGGTTGGCGGCAGAGATGTCGGCGCGGATTGCGAGTTCGGTCTTGACGATGAAGATAATCTGACGATTGCCTGCGCGGCGTTGAAAGAAAACAAAAAGGACAGGAAGTCAAAATAATGGCAACTGATGCTCTGACACAGTACCTGATGGAAACCGGCCGCGACGAAAATCTGCCGTCGTTTCCCGATCCGGATGTGGCCGGCGGCGTGTACGATGCACATCGCAACCGGTTTGGCAGCATGTCGTTCGATGAACTGGTGAATAAAAATCGTAGCCCGTTTATGAGTGGCGTACGACAATTCACTAAAGGCCCGTTAGCAACGGTGAAGGATCCGACGGCGACGTCGGTTGCCGCCAATTTGGCGCAACTAGGTTTGCTGGGCACAACTGCGGGTTTAGGTTTAGGGTTAGGTCGTGCAGCTGTAGGTCATGCTATTAGCGCAGACGATCAACGGAGACACCGTGAACTGATGAGACGTCAAGGGGTTCCCGTCAGCGGAGGCTACAATGCGCCCCGTCTTAATCCGCTGACTCAAAGTCCGCTAAACACAGTCCCCGACTACGGCCATCCGTGGTTTCCTCACCGCGTCCCCGGCGGGTGGACGACAAATGTGTCGCCCGCTCCTACTGAGCGGCTGGCTTCCCCGGGTCCGTATGGTGCTTACGATCCATCCGGAATGCTACCGCAATTGGGGTCTTTGCCAACATACGGACATCAAATACAAGCGCTAGTACCTACACCATCCCCCGGCGTCCCCGGCGGGTTTGAGCAAAATCCGGCGCAAATCTCCACAACGTTCAACGATCCTACGCAAATGATGCCGCAATTGGGATCCTTGCCGCCAGATATAACTCCCGCTCCTAAATTGGGGTCTTCGCCCCCTGCTTACGATCCAACTCAGATGACGCCGCAATTGGGGTCTTTGCCAACATACGGACATCAGATACAAGCGCTAGTACCTACACCATCCCCCGGCGTCCCCGGCGGGTGGGAGCCAAATGCGGACACTGGTGCGGACTATGGTGAGGATCCCTTCGGTGGAACCACCGATGATCGTTACGGCCCCGGAGGAGCATTTTAATCTCTAAAGGAGATGATTAATGAATTTCGGACATTTAACGAAGATGATTAACGGAGGAGCCGCTGGTGGGGCGGCTTCGATGCTGATGGAGTTTATGGGTTCAAAGGGACTGAGCCCCGCTATTAGCATGGGAGAAAACACCAGTGTCAGCTTGAACAGCGTCATTATTATCGCAGTCGTCGGGCTTGCTGTGTACTGGTCGAGAAACGGCAGAAAAGCCGAAGACTGATTAAGGAGATAAGTTATGGACGAACCAAACACAGGTACGGTTCAGCGCAACGGCATTGCTATTATGCAGCTTTGGCGCGAGATGGCCGATATGCAAAAGAAACTTGATATTTTAATCAGCGCCCTGGAAACAGAAGACAGCATTGACGCGGCAGCCGCGCGGCCGGCTCCGATTGAATCTTTTGAAAACCCAGCGACGGTAGGATAAGCATATGGCTCAGATGCAGGACGAAGCCTTACAGGCAATTGTCCATGCAGAAATAACCGCTGCTTCCGGTACAACCGGAGATGAGCTGACAATCTCGCGCGCCCAGGCAATGGATTATTATCTGAGCAAAAAGTTCGGTAACGAACTCGAAGGATTTAGTCAGGTCGTTTCGTCGGACGTGCAGGATACGATCGAATCGATCATGCCGGATCTCATGGAAGTATTTGCAAGCGGCGATAATTTTGTCAATTTTAAGCCGCGTCGCCCCAATGACGAAATGTTTGCACGGCAGGCGACCGACTACGTTAATTACATCTGGTACGAGGACAATAACGGCTTCATTAATTTGCATGACGCTTTTAAAGATGCGCTGTTGCAGAAGACCGGCATCTGGAAGGTCGTCTGGGATGACTCTCAGGTCATTAACAACATGAAACTTGCGGACGTTACCAGCGAGCGCGCTGAGATGTATCTGAACGATCCGCAGATTGAAATTATTGAATCCACCGAAATCATGGAAGGCCGTGACGCCCTGTTGGAAACAACCGACGGCAGGCTCTGGGATCTCACTCTGCGCCGTGTTGATGATGACGGACGCTGCAAGGTAATGGTAATACCTCCGGAGAATTTTTTGATTTCCCGGCGTCAGCCAACGCTCGATGATGCACCGTTTACCGCTCATCGCGAAAAATACACGGTTTCTGAACTGATTCTCCAGGGTCACGACGAAGAACTTGTAAAGTCTTTGCCTTCAGACGATGAGCATATTTACAACGAGGAATATCAGGCACGGTTCGATCAGGATGAGGCGTGGCCGGATGAAGACCGACATCTTGACCCGACCATGCGCGAAGTCTGGGTCCACGAATGCTACCTTCTTGTCGACTACGACGGCGATGGTGTTGCAGAAATGCGACAGGTTACGGTGGCGGGTGGACAATACGTTATTCTTTCCAATGAACCCGTAGAGGAGCACCCATTCGCCTATATCACACCGATCAAGATGCCCCACAAATTTTACGGGCGCTCGATCGCGGATCTTGTGATGGAAATACAGGCAATAAAATCAACAGTCTGGCGGCAGTTGCTGGATAACATGTACCGGGTAAACAATGCGCGCACAGCTTACCATGACGGCTTGGTCAGCCTTGATGACCTAAATTCAATGAAACCGGGACAGAATGTCCGCACCAAGGGGCCGCCATCAGAGCTTATGATGCCGATGACGACACAGTCTCTCGGCCAGTATGCTTATCCATTACTGGAATATCTTGACACAATTCGTGAAACACGCACCGGCCAGACACGGCACAACCAGGGCTTACAGGCCGACAGTCTGAATAAAACCGCAGCCGGGATGAATATGCTGCTCGGCCGCGGGCAGCGCCGCGTTATGATGATTGCACGGCTTTTTGCAGAAATCGGCCTGCGGCCGGCTTATATGAAAACGCTGCGCTGCGTCATACGCCATCAGCAGAAAACGCGTGTTATCAGACTGCGGGATGAATGGGTACAGATAGACCCTGCCGAATGGGACATTGAAATGGATGTCATGGTGCAGGCAGGGCTTGGACACGGCACACAGGAACAGCGCGCAATGCAGACGCGCGGTATTATGGAAGTTCAGAAAGAAATCGCGGCAGCGCAGGGCGGGCTTGACGGGCCGATTATCACCTGGGATAAGATTCACGCGGTTTTCAAGGAATTTGTTCATCAGGTAGGTTATCGACAGCATGAACGGTTTATGGACGATCCCGTAAATGCAAAGCCGCAACAGCCGCGTCCGGATCCGGAAATGATGAAAATGCAGGCGGAAGAAGAACGCAAGCGCATGATGGCGCAGGCGGAAGAGGAGCGAAAACGCATGGTTGCGCAGGCTGATGACGAACGCAAGCGCATGGGTATGTTCCTAGAACATCAGCGTAAAATGCAGGAAATGGGTCTCAAGGACGCTCGAGAAAGGGCTGCCGGTGATATGAAGGCGGCAACTGATTTTTCTAAACTCGATACCGAGCGTAATGTAGCGGCCGCGAAGGTCGCAATTCAGAAGGATGCGGCAGAGGTCGCATTCAATGGCAACGGCGTTACAGGAGGATAAAGTGCCAGAATATACTTATGATAAAGCGAATCACGAGCGTGATGGCGGCGTTATGGAAAGCAAAGGCGGTAAAAAAGGCATTGACGATGGATACAGTGCAACGGGCGAAAACAAAAGTTTTTCCGGCGAAGGAAAGGCAAATGTTATCGAATCCCGCCTTAATTCAGGAGCCTCCCGCACGATGGGCAAAAAGGGCATAGGCAGCCAGTAATCCCTTGGGTGGGGAAGGGGGGCCGCTGACAGCGGTGCGCGTTGTGATTGGCGCTCCAGATTATCGCTCCGGCCCCCCACAATTTGTATATCGGTTTGTATTAAGGCAGACATAAAATGGTATTTGTATTTACACTTTTATTAACACATTCATCTTTTTTAATGTTTCTGTAATTTCAAACGAGGATATTGTGTCCGACGAAAATGTACGCCCCCTTTACGATTATGATATTCAGCATCCGGCCCGGACGCTAAACGAAGACGAAATTGACGATCAGGCACGGGTACTGACAGAGCAGGCTGACCTTGGCGCTGATGCGGCGCTTGTGCTGCAAAGCCCAGCCATGCAGAAAGCATTTTCGGATATTGAGACGGCCTGTATTGAGATTTTTAAGCAGACGGGTATTCGCGACGACGAAGGCCGTTTGCGGGCACGGCTGCAGCTGCAGATGGTTGATCAGCTGAAAACCAATCTGCAGGCCATGCTGGACGGGGGCACCGTAGCCAAAAAGGAACTTGCTGGATTGGATGGTCGTAAGAGGTTCCAGTTTGGAAAATCTCTTTTCGGCGGATAACAGGGTCAAAATTAAGATTCTGTTTTACAACGCAATAAAATTATTGTTTGCCAAACGCGATTGTAATGTATTGAAAATGTATATTTACGGCATAACGGTTTTAAGGGTAGTCGATGGCGACACGATCGACGCTGACATCGATCTAGGTTTTAATATCTGGGTACGAAAAGCAAGGATCAGGCTTGCCGGGATTGATTGCCCCGAATCAAGAAGCAGGGATAAAGTCGAAAAAAAACACGGACTGATGGCAAAGGAATGCCTGTCAGAGTTGCTGGAGTCAAAAAAAATTACGTTGGAATCTCATGGCAAGGGCAAATTCGGCCGTGTTTTAGGTGTTTTGTTTAGCGACGGTGAAGATGTTAATAAAAAAATGATTAAACAGCATCATGCCGTGGCTTACAGCGGGCAGTCCAAAGATGATATTATGGCTGCGCATCTGGCTAACAGACAAAAACTGAAGGCTGAAATGTTGCAGTAACCCTTCCACTAAGTGGAAAACCTGTGCCGCCCTTTGGGCGGTTTTTACT